TTGAAAACAAAATGGTAAAGCCCGTAGTGTTCTCAAACGGCGAGTCCGTTCTACCCAAAGCCCTCATTTCTGAGGCTAGGGAGGTTGCAGCCTTCCTAAAGTCCACCAGAAACCCTGCAGGTTTCTGGGTTACGTTCGTTGCGCAGGGTACCTCCCTGTCGGTTTCCCAGGTGGCTCTTTGTGCCATCAATGGCATCGTGTGCCGTCAGTCCGTGGAATCCCATTCCAACGGGCCATCGGCCGTTGCCTTCTGGTCCGCTTTGCGGGCCAGGCTTAGGTCCTTTTTGAAGGGCCATGGTCGGTGGGTTACCAGCCTACTGGCCAAAACCACTGAGGCCTTTGAGGCCCAGGATCTCTGCCGTTACCAGCGGCAGAGAACTGCGTACCTCGCTAGGGGTGCAGTCCTAAGGGCCAAGGCCCTTAGGAAGAGAAAGACTGCTCTCCGGAAGGAGAGGGCAGCCCAGTTGGCGCAGCGCCAACTGGAAGGTGAGCGCCGGGCGGCTGCCCGGCTGGTGAGGGAGACCCGCAAGGGGCTCCAAATTTTACGCTGCAAGCTTGCAGCGCTCTTCTCCCCCCCTCCTCCCTTTCCCACCACTGAGTGGGCTTGGGAATCTCTTCCTTCCTCCCCCCTCCCAACTTATTGGGAGTTCTTTTCTGACGCCACTTCGGTGGCGCGGACCCCTAGCAGGGGGGCCACCCTGCTCTCCGCCCTTCCCGAGGGCGTTGATTCTTTTCTCCCATCCTCCTTCCCCAGGAGGATGACTTTACAGTCAGCCCAGACTACAAAGGGTTCCTTCGGATTGGTCCTCCGGAGGATGATTTTAAAAGCTGTAGCAGCACAGCGTTCTTTTCTTGCTGCCTTCTACAATTACTTCTTCAAGCGAGAGGACGTGATTGCGGAAGAAAAATCCTCTATCTCTGAGGTGCCTGCTGAGGATGATCCATACGCAGGCTTTGACCACTGGGGAGCTTATTCTGCTTTTTTATCGAGTGTGCTCCCCTTTCCCACCCTAAGGGTTGGAAAATTCCATAGTGCTGGTAATTACCAGTACTGTGCGCGCGCTTCTACGTGCGCTGAGATGGATATGCATTTGCATTCTCTTTTTGAAGAGTGCAAGGAATGCCGGATGGGCGCCGGTCCTCCATCTCAGGGGTTTTCCCCCCTTTTCCGCGAGCCCCTTAATAGGGGTAGGCTGTTTCTCGCAGCCCTCCCCGAGCGTTTGGTTCTACCGGACCTGCAAATGCACTTGCACTCTTTTTTTGACGAGTGCACTTGCTACGCGGGGCATGTGGCCGATACCCTCAATTATAGGGTACCTTCCACTCGGGATTGCGCTGTTGTTGCTAAGAGAACGGGCGTGGCCATAAAACATGTCCACGCCCTCCTCTCTTGCTGGGATCGCATTTTAGAGATCCCCTCAGTGCGGCCACCCCTTTTTGAGCGTGGTTGGCGCAAGAGTGTTAAGAGCATATGCACTGCTCATGCTCTTTGGGCCCAGTCCCAAGTTTCTTCTTGTGAGCCCATGGATATGGATGTGCATTCACTATTTTGTGAGTGCGCTGAATGTGAGATAAATTCCTCTCACCCTCCACTGGGCTCTAAGTCCATATCTCTGTCTGGACCACCTACGCTTTTTAGTAGTAGGCCCAGGTATTCTCTTCCCAAATATGCTGGGAATTCTTTAGTGTACACACCTGACAAGTGTGTGCATTGTAAAAACGAGGCAGAGCTACCGGTGTCGGTAGCTGAGCGCGAAGCCTACTTGACCATTACGGGCAAGTACGGCGTATGCCTCTGCGGAGGGCCAAGAATTGTTAAAACTCTTCAGCCTTCCTCCGTCTACACCTACGCTAAGCGCTGTGGGTGGAAATTTTTGAATCCTGTCAGGTACCACTACGCGACCTATGAAGAAGATTATCTCTGCTTCATGCGCGCACTGGATGCCCTACAGGCTAGTTTTGTGATAGAGCAGCCTCGCTCAAAAATTGAAATACGAGGCCTTCTTCGATACGTGGTGCGAGCTCCCGCACCCCCTATCGAAGATGAAGATCTTTTCCTAGATGCGCCTTCATACTTGCCGGCGCAGTCTGGGATAGGAGCCAACGTGCAAACTCTCCACCAGAGAGAACCAAGTGGAACTGAACAAACTCCTTTTCAGGGAGCGAGTCGACCACTTGGTGCGTCTGATGGGGCTGTGGCCACACAAGCTCCTTTCCGCCAAGAGGCACGCCAACGCTGGTTGGGGAGACGTGCCCACGACCTGGAGTCCCAGGAAGACCGCATTCGCAAGATTGCGGACTCCCAAGGAATCTCATACGCATCCGCTAGGGCTGCGTATGGAGCTCCAGACGAAGCTGTGCCCTCACAGGCACCAATTTTGCCTCGGTTAGATGAGGCCTATACAAGAGACTCAGTTGTGCCCCGCTTTTTATTAGGGCGTACAGCTTCAACGCGTGCACAACGCACCGTTGACGTGGTCTTAGCATCACCCAGTGTGGATAAAGAGAACCACACTGCCACTTTTTATTTCAACCCTGTGTCTCAGCAGGAAATTGATCGCATGAAATCTAGTGGCAACACCATGGTTTCCATCGATGCAGTTGAGATCGCGATTGATCCGGTTGGTATGCCCGGAGATGATACAGATCTCACTGTGTTGGTGATGTGGTGTCAAAACACTGACCCACAGCGTGCGATTCTTGGTGCTTTATCCACTTTTGTGGGCAACGGCTTGGCCCGGTGTGTTTTTTATCCAGGCTTAAAGTTGATGCACCAGCACTGTAGTGCTCCTGACGGCCGTGTTTTAAAGGTCATGGTCTCGAGCACCAATTCGACTTTGATTGGAGGGCTGCCCCAGGCCCAAGTGTCTATAGGCACCCTCCGACAACATATAGGCCCCGGTCACGATAGGACAATATCAAGGGCCCTTGCGACTGCACAAGTACAGGGTTACAATGTGCGTGCAGTGCAACAAGGAAATGCGACTGTCTTCGCGCCCCAGGGAGGACACGTCGAGGGGACCCCCAGCGCTGATTTGCAAATGGGGGCCGGTGAGACTCTCGTGCAAACGGGTGGCACTCATTGGAAATTGCAACGATCGGCTAGCAGTCGGTTCGTCGTCGAGGGGACCTCACGTACAGTGGGACCACGACGCATGGCCGACGTGCGTGTCGATCGGGGTGACTTCCCCGATCAAGGAGCCAGGGGGCAACAACAGCCCCCCGTAAATATGCCTTTACAATCCGGTATATTACCCGGAATGCATTGGTCTGCTGCCACATCTTTTAAGTGTGCGGCGGAAGCTGCCGAGAATTCCATCTTGGCACGTTGGTCCTTGCGCTCAATTATTAGCGAGAGCGGGACCGATGCATGGATTAAGTGGCAACGCGAACAACGTTCCACTTTTCTTGTGGAGGGTACTATTGCCATGTCTGTAAATATTATGGCTGGTACTACGCTAGGTCTAGTGTGTGACGCTTTTAATAGGGCGAAACACCTAGACAATTTTCCTAGCGCTCTGGGGCAAAATATGCCTCAGAAAGTTTTCCCCTTGAGCAATCCTTTGGAGAGAAATTTTAGCTTCTCCATGAGTGAATTGTTGGGGTATACTATGCATCCCCACGCTTCTGCGTATGAGGATGTGCAATTTATTCTTTATGTCCTCAACACAAATGATGTCGCGTGCGCGGCAGAGTGGGGAGGACACATTCTTTGGCAAGTGAAGGACGATGCTGCAGAGCCCTACGAACTGCAATTACCGGTGGTTCCCAAGGACGGAGCTCGTCTGGATGTCTGGCGCGGCCCTGCTACTATGTCGCAGGGTTTGTTTCCGTACACGACCAATGCTAATTTAGGCTTCGCCGAGCCTAGGTCTGTACTGACGGGGTACGCCCCGATAACCTCTTTCCACCAGGCGGCCTTATCATACTATATTTCGTATGGTGGAACCATCCATGGCCGGTTAGTCAAAATCGGTTCTGGACTAGTGCAAGTGGACATTGCACTAGCCATGTGGCATGAATGTGCCGACATGGTGAGTTATAGGGGGATTATTAAAATCCCTCATGTCCTGCTCAGAGGTGGCGAGGGAGAGTTCGCGCTCCCCATCAACGCCCCTTTTGGGTATACTTCCACGAGAGATCGCGGACCTACATTGGCCGTGTGTCTCGTGTCTGGTGTAGTGGCGCCAAAAGATTGCTCAGCCCCCTATCGTTACATGATATATTTTGATAGGGTTGAGTTTAATGCACAACTGCCTCCCGTGATTGCCAATAGATTGCAATTTCTTTGGGCATCATTTTCGGAGTTTAAACCGGTTGTGCCTGCCTCCAATCGCACCTGGATGATACCTTGTCGCCTTTCGGACTACAAGGTTGAAGGTGCAACCATCAAAATGGAGGCACATCCACTTGCCCGCTTAGTAGCGTCTGCGGGTATGTTTCAAGGTACGATGAGGTTCATCTTGCGATGGACCTTTTCGAATACTTTAAATACGCCCACTACTTATGTGCAGCTAACGCATAAGTTTGGGACGGCCACTGTCAACGAGTCGTACCTGACGAAGTTGGCACACGCCTCTCAAGCCACCGAGATTAGTATTGACGTGGTGGTTGCGGGGCTTGGGGGCTTCATGCGCTCCGGGGTGGCCGAAAGTAGGGAGAACTTTGTTGCTGTCTCCCTTAGTAAGCCGGGTGACTTGGCAAAGCTCGATATAATTATAGAGCTAATGCCTGGCTTTAGGTTTAGGGGGCCTACCATAACCCCTCTTGTACGCGTTTAGAGCGTGTGCGGCTTGGTGCCCTAAGCACCCAGTCTCCTATCTGTCTCTAGGAGCGAGTCGCTGCCGTTAGCAGCGTTCAGAGGGATGTCATCACTTAGCTCTGTACCTGCAGGTTGAAGATGTGAATGGGAATTGAGCACTCCCAGTCCCCCAGCATAGCTGGTCCCATGAGACGACACATGGGTCTGAAATGATAGTAAACTATCCACTCAGTTTGACGCCTGAGTTGAGTAGTAGACACAAATGGAAAATGTTATAAGGTTGGTGTTCCTGAAAAGGGGCTCCTGTCCGCTTGCGTGGTTAACATTTTCCTTCTTTGTGTTGCATTGGTCTGACTGCTGGAAAGACAGCTGACATGGAAGACAAAGTCTTATCCGGTCTGCCAGAGATGAAGACCTAAAACCAATATCTCAACCTCATCCAAGGAGGCTAACTTTGGACGGTGGGGATGCCGGTCCTATCCCTGTAGTGGCTGTCCTTAAAATGATAGTCTACCTTTATTTGTTCGGGGAATCGAACATCATATCTGCATTTAGATTAGTTCATTCTGTTTTAGTTGTAGATTCATACATACGCACATGGGATGTGATTACCCATGTAGTACGCGAACGCTTCCGCTCTTAATAGCACCTCTCGCATGGTGTCCACGAGAGCTCTGCTGTGTGAAGTTCTTAATTTAGCTATGTGTGCTTGGAATTACGGGTGTAACCCCCTCCAGAGCTGGCGTGTAGGATGCCTATGCTGATATCATTGGATTTTCCTTTGATGTGTCAGAAAGGTTCCCCGAAGCCGGCCCACGCTCCTGGCGGGAGTAGTGGAGGTCATCTCCGAGCGCGTATAGTTTAAAATCTTTTTGAACTTAATGATAGCCGAAGCAAGTAGCTAGCGTTGCATTGGTCTTGCGTGGTTTTCAGCGCAAGGCGGTCTTAATTTATAGGCTCTGTCTAGCCTTAGCTGAAACTAGTAGCTTGATCCATGGGTGTTAAGTCCAGGAAAGCAGTAGTAAATGATGCAGTTCCACCCTACCCCATAACTAATTGGGATGCGTGGTTGCTGATTTTCACGAACCTTTCTAATCGGTAATACACTTGTGGAGATAGCCAAAAGTTAGGCATGATGAGTGGGCGTCCTCTTTTATGACGTCATTAAATGGAGTATCACAACTTCTGGCAACCGTGTAACGGCAACAGTGTTAAGGTGACACTGGTGGGCTGACTGCAATCAGTTCCATGCGACCGGTCTTAGTAGTACCAAGAATGCTACAGCCAAGGGCTCCATGAGTTTTAGTTAACGAATATCTACTGCCATCCGTAGTAATGTGTGGTGGTCCTCTGTCTTACCTGGTATATGAGCCGGATGTGCTGGTAACACATCTGCGACTTCGATTCCAAGCCCAGGAATTCAGGGGGTTATGTGGGTAGGTAGCGTTAGCTAGGGGGTTGTTTCGCGATATTTGTTGCCCCGTTAGTGTTTCAAAATTCGCTTATTGTATGAGTGTCGGACTCAAGCAGTGTTTAGGTTTTATTTCTTTGATTTAAATGTTTACTTTTAAGTTTTCCTTTTACGTAATCTTTCCGAC